CTTTTTTACGAAGTTTATCAGCCAAATTTAGTGCTTTCTGTGCAGTTTCTTTGGCACCTTCTTCAATATCAATCTGTTCAACTTCTTCAAATGCATGTTGACCAGATGGTTTTAATCCTAATGCTCTATTTTTAGTTTCAATTTTATTGCTTGCTTTACCAGCAAGGTCATATCGCTTTGTTGCTTTACCTTCATCACTTTCACGACTTGCATCAGAAGCGGCAGAAGTTGCAGCATTTTTTACTCTGGTCAATGTATTGATTGACAATTCATCAATCTGTTCTACTTCTTCTGAGGTTGCTTTCCAACCACCACCCATAGATTTATATTTCTTTGATGCCCAGCCATTTGCATATGCCGATGGATACACGGCAAATTTTGATTTGGCTGCTGATTTGGCTTGAGCCCATTTTTCAGGACTTGTTGGAACATTTTTCTCATCAATTTGTTCTGCTTCTTCGGATTTCAATTTGAATTTACTAACTTTAGCATTAGAATTAGGACCAACATCATCTTTTTGTTTGGTTTTTTCACGGCCAACTAAAGTGTCTTTTGTTCGGTCATCCATGTCAATTTCTTCTTTAACTTTCTTTTCTCCACGGAGAATTTTGAAATCTTCTGGATCAACTTTGTTGTTCTTATTTTTATCAATTAAATGTTGATTGCCCTTCAAAGCTTCATCAACGTTATCTTCTTTACGGAGAAGCCTGAAGTCTTCCGGATCAATTTTATTGTTCTTGTTTTTATCAATCTTGTGTTGATTACCCTTGAGCTCTTCTTGTTGTAAAATTTCATTTACAGCATCAGCAACATTGTCTTGTTTTTTTAAATTTATCATTCTTGTTCTCCGTTTAGCAATTCCACTTGCGTAGTGATTTATTGATCCTTGAATCAGGGTCACGGGCTGTGGCCGCTGAGGTTAATCTCTTTTTCATTCCTGACATTCTGGCACAAAATGATTTGCGTCTATTTGCTGCCTTGGAACCAGGTTTTAATTTAGAAGGTTTAGTTGTAACAGCCATAGAAAGTTTAGAACCTGGATTTTCAGCACGATAGGATGCAATACCTTTTCGGTTTAAACCACCTTCTGGATTCTTACCAGCAGAACGTTGCCATGCTGGAGATTCTTCTAAAAATTCTAGGAAAGATTTCATTTCTTTTTCTTCTTTTTAATATCGTATGAAAAACCCATCTTATCTTTTGGATTCTCCATTGGTTCTTTGTTTGTTGCTCCACCTAAAGTACCACCAACTCCCATGTCATTTGCACCTGGATCGTCTATGGCCTCTTTCTTAATAGTCTTTCTAAACTTCTTAAATGTATCATAACTATTACTCAAAGGATTTACAGAACCACCAGATGGCATTGCCGTACTGGCAGGATTTGCATTACTATAATCTATACTTTCAGATGATAATGGATTACCTAATCCAGCACCACCAGTTAAACCTGAACCGTTAGTACGAGTATTATATGTGGCACCAACACTATCTATACTCTGAAAAGGAGAATCTTTTAGTGATTTATCACCAAATTTCTTACGGTTTATTTTGTCCTTGTCTTGCGAGAAGTTGTTTTCTTTGGGCTCTGGGAAGATTTTGATGCTCGGCTTGTTTTCTTCGGAGTAGGTTCTGAAGATGTAGGTACTTCTTGGCTTTCTACCGTCCCACTTGATGTTGTCGGCATTTGAGTCTCCTGCACGATTGTCGGGGGTAATGTCTCCTGGACCTGCGGCTGGACTGCCTCCACCTTTTCTGAGCTTGATGGATTTACTTTCGTTGAACCTTTGAATAAACCTAGAATTTTTCTTAACATTTTCATTTTCCTTAAACAAAGAATTATAACTTCCTATATTTAGCGGCACGTGGTTTTCTAGCCACATATTTGCCGTTTCTGTATAGGCCTCGCCTGCAAAGAAGTTATCAACCATTTGATATGTAGTTGTGATATCTTCTTGTATTGATTCTAGTGCATTACTATTATCAAAATTTACAAATCGTTCAAAGTTCTGACGATATGCTTCTTTACTTGATTGAGCCAGTTCCCATTTCTCATGTCTGATAGATTCAGACACCATTTTGGTCAATCGTTCATTTCTTTGTTGACTAGCTTCATTAGTTGTGTCAACGAAAACAATCATTGATTCATATCCAAGTTCTTCCAACTCTTCCTTGATTGTAATCATTCTGTAATGGTCATCAGCAGGACCATTGATGATTAAAGGTAAACGAGAACGAATTGCTTCTCTACGATAATCTTTTGTAGTTTCAGACAACTTCTGTTTGTCCATCAAATAGTCAAATGCTTGAACCGAATTGATTTCAACAGCACCTTGATGTGGAATGGACTCACGGATAACAACATCCTTGCCTGAGCCTGGACCACCAGTTACGAATACTGCTTTGAACAAACCGTGATAGGATGATTCGTGTAGACCCATACCAGAACGAGTATCATGCATCAATTCTTTTGTATGACTGTCTGATACATGAGATGGAACACCTTGTCTAAAAGACTTGATATCTTTATTTTTAGCATGTTGACGCATCTTGGTACCAGACATACCAGATGTTCCTTCTGCATCTGGATCACGGCTACCAGCAGAATGAACTGTAATCTTTTTGAAATTATACAAAGCACTTGGATGTGTACCGTTGTATTTGTTTAACTTTTCTTTCACTTCTGGAACACGGTCAGAACCAACTACCATATGTAGATGTGTTACACCTTGTTTGTGTAATTTAGCTGCATGATGTAGAAATGAAGGATGTTCTTTGTCAGATGCTGCAAAATTATTACCAGGTGAGTATCTCTTGAGGTGTTTAATTTTTTGTGTAGCAGATAAAGGATTCTTATTTTTATCTTGTGAATGTGATGTTACAACAGTATGACCAGCATTATGTTTTCCAGCAACTTCTTTGACCTTATCAATAACCTTCAGGTGGCCAGTTGTAGGAGGATTCATACGACCAAAGGTCATAACGTGGTGAACATCACCACTTTTATCTTCCTGTAATACTTCTAAAAAGGATTTCATTTACGTACTTTTAACAAATTCTGTCTAGCAAATTCTGGACGATTAACCAACTTAGTAGGTTCATTATCGTGATGAATAACAAAACCTTCAGGTTTAGATTTCTTACCTCCAATATGATGTTGGTAATTACCTTCATGTGTTTCTAATGAACTCACCAAATGATTTTTAGCTTGTCCTAAATGATGATGCATAGTCAACAAATTACCATAATGAGACTTGTTTTTCTCAACATGAGCAATTTGTTTTGCGCCTTCAGTAGTCTTTTCCGATTTAGCTTTTGGTGTTTTAACTTTGGCAGCTTTCTTTTCGTGTACATCTTTTAGATGTTCTTTAAAACCTTTGACCGAAGGAACTTCATTTGTACGAACTGTCTTGTTGATATATGTAGATAGGTGGCCAGCTTCACCAGAATGTTCTGGATGAACGGCATCATACATTTTGTGTCCATGTGTATCATGGATTTCTTTGGCCGCTGTTATGTGTTTCTGAAAACCATGTTCATTTGCAGGTGAATGTGTTACTTTGGATGTATCATGTTCTGCACCGTGAATGTGAACATCTGGATGTTGTTTAAAATTTTCGTGGTCGACATGAGGAGTAGCCGTTTTCATGTCGGCACTATATTTACTATGAACAACTACACCAACTTTAGATTTCTTAATCTTGTCTGCTTCTTTACCGTGAGCAGTATACGTGATTGTATTTGGAGTAAAAGAAACTTTATTTTTTTCTGCTTCAAACAAATATTCTTCTTTCAATACCTTTGTGTCAGCATGGTGCATCAAGTCACCTTGGTACACACCAGTCTTTGGTGTTACTTTTGGTAAATGTTTGAGAGCGTGTTTAAGTGATATTACAAGACCAGGTGCATGACCGTGGTTTTTCTCAATGTCTTTTTCTGTATGATTAATCTTCGGATTCTTATTGAAGGCTGACTTGGTGGCAACAAAGAATTTACCATTTGATGGGTGATGACCAAAAACAATAGATGGAGAACCATCATATTTCATGGACAAATTACTATTCTTGGCACCGGCCGTAATGTGAGCATGTGCCTTCATCAAGGCTTCGTGAGCATGTTCGAAACCAGCATGGCCGTGCATCAATGGTCGGTCTTCCGCATGGTGAATGTGTTTGAGTTCGCCACCTTCGGCTTCTTCTTTTAAAAATGATTTGAAATTTAACATATTTTTATTTTCCGTTATCTGTGTGTACCATATGCTCAGATTTATCAGAGTAATGAATATCTTTATGGTCTTCACTCGACAAATTAACTGTACCTCTTGGAGAATGATTTGCTGGTCTTCCACCAGCAGAAACAGTTATATTAGCTACGGGCATTTTTTTACCGGTCTTTTTATGTATACCGTGTATTGTTACAGCTGTAGAAGTGCTATGTGGATCTACATGTAAACTATGAAAATGGTCAAGATACTCATGTACGTGTTTATGTAAGTCATAAGTTTGATGTGATTTTTCTTCGCCAGCCTTTGTCTTATGTGTTGGTGCATAAGTTATTTGTCTGGAAACAATATGTTTTAAATGTGTTTTAGGTGAAACAGCATCAGTTATTGTTTTATGTAATTCATGTTCCGTTTTCTTATGAAGTGCCTGTCTCATAGTATGTGAAACATTTTTATTCAATTGTTCGGAAGAATGTTTAATTTGTGCTGCTTTGGCTTGCTTTTCTTTATTTCCAGAATCTCTTAATTCTTTATACTTTTCGTGTGAGTTACCTTTACCTGATGGTAAATTGGCCTTTACTGTTTTTTCATGTTCTTTTACATGTTTTTGTAAATCAGCATGTGAGGCTCCTGTGATTCCGGCCATACCTTCAACACCAGGATTGGAGTAATTAACTTTTGAATGTCCAGTTTTTACAGAAATGGCTACCTTATTTTCATTTCTTTCTTTACCACTTTTAACAACAGCTTCATTTAATCTTTTATGTGTTTTACTTGTTGTTAGAATTAAATCTGCACTATTATTTGAATCGTGTATACCAGTTTCACTCTCATGGTCACTTGGTTGAGATGCCCAAACAGTTCTAGTTACCGTACCATGACCGTGTTTTTGTAAATGTGCTCGAATGTGTTTTGCGGCATCTTGTGATACTTTTTGGCGGGCTTTATATACTGCGTTTTTCTTATAATCTGCGCCGTGTTTGGAGATTGAGGCAGCATGGTGAATTTCGCCTGGTGTTTTGCCTTCAGCACGATAACTAGTCATATGTGTGCCACCATTAAGGTGTTGACCTAATTCCAACTCCCTTACTTTACCTTTAGTATCAGCTTCTTCACCCGCAGCTTCCACAATCAAATCGGATTTGAGTAATTCAATCTCATTTGAATAGGTTAGAAAACTTTTCATTTATTTTTCCTTAGAAATGCAACACACTTTGGTTGCCTGTAAGGTTATTTATAAAGGATTATACCAGACACCAACCAAGTTGTCAATTGTTCGATCCAATATATAGTATGAAAATTTAGTCGAATTTCCATTCACCAGTTGATGCTACCTGTCCTCGGCAATGAACCTTCTCAAATTCAACAATCTTTTCTTTATCTAAACAGGCATAATAAGCATGTTCTAGGTCTATTGAATTTAGTAACGGGAACACATTTTCTAATGATTTATTGTGTATTCCTATCAAGGATACACACATAGACCATAAACGAGTATCAAAAACATGAGTCGCTCCGTTTATAGGATTAGGCATCCAAGATGGTATACATTTCTTAAAAACATACTTGCCACTTAATAGTTTATAGTCTTCCATAGTGAATCCGTCATCAAGTTGTAGTCTACCAGTTATCTTGAAAATACGTTTAACATCGGTTAAAATACTCGGATTCTCCAAAAGATAATTCAAAACAACGTTTGTCATAACACATTCACCGTGGCTTTTCATTCCATTTTTTGTTAATTCTAATAATAAATCAACGTTGCTTAAGTTTAGGAATAAATCAACTTTTGAAATGAGTTCATTATAAACAGAATTTAATGGCTCTATCGAAACATCAGATAATATTATAGTTGACTCTGGTGATTTTTCTCTAATTGAATCAATAGTTTCTAGTGTTTGTTTTAATCGTTCTTCTTTACTGAAAACACCGATTGCTGGTATTAAACAAGATGTTACAATAAAAATGGTTTTCATTTATACCAATACCAAACATCACATTCGGTTGTGAGAACTTTGTCAGTTTTAGTTGGTGCGAATTCACAAACGGCTTTATTGACACCAGGAATTGTTTGGTAGTCATGGCCAGAGAAGATACCACCAGTTTTAACCTTAGAGTAATAGTTGTGGCAGTCTTTTGTTAATTGCTCGTAGGTATGCAATCCATCAATAAAGATGAAATCAAATTCTTCATCGTTGAACTGGTCAACAACATTGTCTGAGAAGTCTCTAATTAAAACAAATCGTTGGCCATATACAGCCATCTCTTTTGTTACTCGGTGAAAAAATTCTTCTCGGTCATTCAATACATTACCGTTCCAATCTGTATATGCAACATACGGATCAATTGAATATAAGGTCAATTCTGGATTGGTGTTCAATAGAAACTTTGATGTGTGTGCTTCGGAACAACCAATTTCCAATCCTTTTTTCATACCTTTGGTCAATTCACCTAAACCGTGACCAGAACACTTAGATTGACCAGGTACCACTCCAAAAGCTTGTGTTACTGTATCAAATTTAATTACATCATTCATATTATACCTCTTTATTAAAATTACTAAAAATAACAAATGGATCAAGGCCAAGTTGATGATCCGGAATCCTGTGTAATTCAAATAAATTAGGAGCTTTGATTGTTGACATTAACATAAGCGTTTGGTCATCATCAACCATACCATTATTATTCAATTCACTCAAACTTTGTATCATAAGTTCTTTGAATTTTGGCCATGCTGATTTACCACCAACAATTTTTGCACCTAATATGTATACATCATTTGTTGAGATTATTTCAGTTAATGGTTTATTATCATATTCTTTATAATTAAACAAATGTATTTTGTTAACATCAAAGTCATATGACCACTTTTTACTTGTTGGAATCTTATCTGGTGTACGACAGTAACCAAAATCTAACCAAGATACCAATTCATTTTTAACATAGTTAC